ATTTACAATGACCTGGTTGCCTGCTTCATCAACAATCTCCATTGTACCATATTTTCTTTTAAGGAATTCAATTTGCTCAGCCGGTTTAAAGGTAATAGATGCATCTTTCGTATCACTTGTTGTAGGTATACATAACAACTTACATGCTAGCGTATCATTGACTTCATTAAAAAATGGAATATTTATTGGTTTGTCAAAGCTATCATCACCATAATTTTTATAATAATGTGAATCGGCAAAGTTTGGACAATTTTTATAAATTTCATCCCAACTTGTAAACCCATATTCAATTGCAAAACATACATAATGCTCTGCTCTAGTCATACAGCTATCACTCATAGAATTTATAGGTGTTGTACTACTAATACCACTTTTTTGATTTGCTCTAGTAATAACAAGATCTCCATTGAAATTAGAAAAGAAACACGTATGTTCAAATGCTAAACATTTGATATAATGCAGTGCATTTTTATTATATAATGCACAGTTAGTTTTAATAAATTTGTATAGTCGCATAAAAACATCAGCTACCCAATCATTCCAATAATCAAATCCTTGTCTATCTTTTGCATTGACTAAACAACCTACTACATCTTTCCAAAGTCTACCCCATTCATCTGAGTTAGCAGCATTTATGCCAATTGCATGTTCTGTGTAGTCTCTACAATGTGTTAATTTTTCAAAGAAAGGTCCTAATAACATCCTTATAATAATTGTCAGTATAATTGAAGATGCCGAAAAATGACGTGTTGGTTTATGTTTGTAAATAATTTTACCCAATTTTTTGGATAATGCCTCATTTACAATTGGAGAGCCACTAGCATCTCTAATAATACTACGAACTTCATCTTTCTTGCTACAATTAAATACAAACTTTGCACTTTGGTTATGATCCCAAAGGTCAAATACATTATTAATTGCATCCACGATATCTTCTGTTGGTAAAATATCTTCGTGATTTACACCTTCAATATACCTCTTCTTCCCACCTGGAAAAAGAGCACCTGCCGATGTGTTATAATTAATAGAATTTACATAACCAGGAATGCCTATCATAGCTTGAGACATTGTCATTGGCTTTAGATCATCCCATCTAAACACATCTTTATCCAACGTTTTAAAGTAATCATCTATACTTAATGATCTAAGGTCTGGGTGTATACACGTTGGGGGTATACAATTCATTGCTATGTTTTTAATATCACTATCGATCCATTCTGATCCATCCATGTATGGTAACATGTGAGGAATTTCGAAAACGTCATCAAACTTCTCAGCTAATCTAGTTCTCTCTAAACTAGACTCACTTTTACTACTTCGAAGTGCATCATATGATCCTACATATGTGCCATAACTATCCGGGATATATCTTAAATTAGATCGATAGTCTAAATGCCTCCGTGTAAGAGGTGTTGACAAACCATCATATTTGTCATCAAAAACAACATCTAAACTTAATTTGGTCTCATCGACCTTATTAAGCATTTTATTGTAATCTTCACGATAAAAAGGTTCAACATAGCCATATTTATTTTGCTCTTCAATTGGTCTACCAAAACCATGTAAACCTATGATTACACAACTTTCTTCATCAATTAATACTGTACCACATGTTGACACTCCTGTGTTATCAATAGCTTCATACACAATTGCATGAAAATCAACTTCAACACCTTTTTCAAAACTTGTTCTACCTAAAACATATTTAGAGATGGAACTTCGCTCTTTAAATGCATTAAGTGCTCTATCATATCTTATACATTTAACAACACGACCAGCTAAAAACTTAGCTGGAGTAGTTGGCATTAAAAATTCTGTTAACGATTGCATACCCTGAACACGTACACCAAGACTAATTATAGCATATGAGCTATGAAAGACAATATCACTATGTTTAAAAATGATTTCTTGGTAAAGAGATAATGTGCCAATTTTCTCAGCATACATTTTAATTGTATAAATTTCTGCTGGCGAATCATAAAATGGATGTGAGCATGTTAAGAATTGACTTTGACTAATAAAAACACCATTTAGTTTACTACAAGCATCCATCCCTTCAATGTCTCGATTTATTTCTATAACTCTAAAGTTGGCCTTAATTATTTTCAATAATTTTTCTAACTTATTAAGAGGTTGTTTTCTAAAGAATATATCTTTTTCTGTTGGAATTGGAATTGGTCTCGTTGTAGGATTAACAATAACAGGTTCATAACCACCACCAACTCTTACATCTATATCACGAATTGAAGTTAATTTTGTAGCACTATGCATTGTACCCATAGCTTGTGTTTGTAATGTTTTTGAACTAGGTGTGGACATAAATCTCCATAACGCAAACGATAACATAATAACTGAACCAGTGGCAAAAGCTTTAAAAAACACTACTATTTTTGGCTTAAATGTGCTTTCATAAAAATTCAT